CACCCTCAGCTAAATCGCCAAGACTCTTATTCATTCCCTCAGGAATTGACACACCTTCCCATTTCTTGATAGACTCAGCCATTGTACCTAATGGTTCAGCTGATTCTTTAATAGCTCCTGCAGGGAATCCTGAGAAGAAGAAATGGTTAACACCCTCAGCTAGGTCGCCTAAATTCTTAGCCATACCCTCTGGGACATTGACACCATCCCATTTTCTAACTGAGTCGGCCATAACACCTAATGGTTCAGCTACTCCATCAATTGCTCCGGCACCAAATCCAGATAACGTGAAGGCTCTTACACCATCAGCTAATTGAACTAGGTTAGCACCCATATTCTCAGGTACTGTTACGTCGGACCATTTCTTAACTGAGTCAGCTAATACACCTAATGGTTCAGCTGCGGCAGAAATAGACATAGAACCGATGATAGAAAGTGTGTTGGCGAAACCACCTACGGCTAATGTACCGAGGGCTCCAGCCATAGCGCTTAGACCACGACCGATTTCATCCCATGAGAGACTCGCCATTTTGACGAAAGCGTCTCCCAACTTGTCGATGTTAGCACTAGCAGACTCTAAGGCTAGTCCACCGATTACTGACATGAACCCACCTAGGTTACCAGTGAGTCCTGAGGCGGTTCCTAACTCAGCTAATGCACCACCCATAGCGGTTAAACCACGAGCAATGTCTTCCCATCCTAATGCGGATAGTGATGTTAGAGCTGACGCGATTTCGTCCAGTGACTGAACAGCTATCACGATAGAAGTAGCTCCTAAGATAGAACCAAATCCACCGAAATTACCTACAGCAGATGCTGCAGTACCTAGCTCTGCTAGCGCACCACCCATTCCTGTAAGTCCTTTAGCGATAGACTCCCAGCTCATATCTCCGAGTTTCTTCATGTTTTCGGAAATCTCATCTAGAGTGTCTACTAAGATTTTAATAGATACGGCTCCTAGGATAGAACTGAATCCTCCGAAGTTACCTACGGCTGATGCTACTCCACCTAATTCGGTTAGAGCTCCGCCCATAGCGGTTAGACCTTTGCCTATTTGCTCCCAGCTCAATGCGCCTAGTTTCTTAAGATTATCGGAAATCTCGTCTAATGTCTTAGACATGATTAATATAGAAGTAGCTCCTGCTACAGACTTAAACCCTGAGAACCTTTGTAAAATAACAGCGGCTCCGACTAATTCAGCTAGAGCGCCACCCATAGCGGTTAGACCACGTTGGATAGTCTTCCAACTCATAGAGCCTAGTTTCTTAAGGTTACTAGATATTTCGTCTAATGTAGATGCAAGCATTAATATAGAAGTGGCTCCTAATATAGAACCAAATCCAGAGAATTGTTGTAAAATAACGGCAGCTCCTACGAATTCAGATAAAGCGCCACCCATAGCAGTTAAACCGCGTTGAATTTGTTCCCAACTTAGTTCACTTAGAGATTTAAGGTTCTTAGCAATCATACCCATGCTAATACTCATAATTAGAATTGATGTTGCCCCACCGATAGATTTACCACCTGAGAACCTATTTAATATAGCGGATGCTCCTACGAATTCAGCTAAAGCTCCACCCATACCGGCGAGCCCTTTGGCTATTTCTTCCCAACTCATATTTGCAAATATCTGAGCTGCTTTACCTAACATCTTAATAGACTCAGCCAGGATTAATAGAGATGCGGCTGTAACTGGTGAAATTTTAACGTCTTTGATAGCTTCTAACCCTTTGGTTAATCCTTTTATAGATACCCAGACGCCAATAAGACCTTTAGCTAAAGACTCCCAGTCCATGTTACCGAACGCTTGAACAGCTTTAGCAAGCATTTTGACGGCTTGAGCAATCAACATCATCGAGACAGCAGCTTTGACAGTATTCAGTGTACCGTAGTCTTTGACCGCGGACACTAAGTCTTTGAAAGCTTTATTAAGGACTTTCATCATTGTCGCAATAGCGAATATACCACCAGCAACTTGTTCTGGAGATAGTTTAGATAATCTCTCAATAGCACTTACTAATAAAGTGACTGATGCTGCGATAGCTAATACTGATACCACTTTAACACCTTGAGAGAAATTACTGAGTGAGTCTTGAATACTACCTAGGAATTGCTTGAATCCGGATGCGGCTTGCTCTTTACCACCGCCCATGAAGCCAGTTATTTTCTCCTTAATCTCGTCGAAACCTTCGGAGAAATTCTTAATCGCGTTCCTAAATCCTTGGAATGCGGCGAATAACCCACCACCCACTAAACCAGCAAATAAGTTCTGAATAGTAAGATTGCTTCGTAACCACTCCACTACTGGCGCTAATAAGTTCTTAACATTATTTAAGCCAGAGCCTAAAAGTTTACCTAAGAAAGCGACTCCTTGTTTGAAACCACCCATTTTACCGATAAATGCATCGACAGCTCCTGATACGGAAGTCAATACATTGGTAATAACCTCTTGCATATACTGGAATGCTCCGTTAGATTTGACATTCTTATTTAGGTCTATGAAGAATTGCCCCATAGATGCACTGATGTCTAGGAATTTACTACCGATATTTTTGAGTAGACTTCCTCCGAAGAATTCCGCAAAAGGTTTAAGGAGTTGTCCTAAACCATACCGCACTAAGTCTAATGCTGCAAATAAACCACGGAAAGTAGTTCTAATCTTCTCCATAGCTTCTTCGCTAGGTTTTAGACTTGCTGTGAATTGTTTAAATTTAACAGTTAAGTTATAGAGTTGCTCACCAGTCGTAGCTGGGAAGAATTCTCTAAAACTTTCTTTAAAGGCTGTGACTACTTGTCCAAGAGATTGGAAAGCATTCTTAAACCCTTCAATCATATTCTCCCGACCAGATTGTCGAGACATACGTTTAGCAAAGTCTTCTAGGTTAATAGAACCGTCTTTGACGTGTTCGTTTAAAGACTTAAGAGCTTTGACGGAATCCAATGTGTATCCGCGAGCTTTAAGTTCTTCTTCAGATAAGCCAGATACTTCGTCGGTAAGCTTGTTAATAGACTTACCTAAAATATCCGCTGTAACCCAGCCTTCTCCGAGAGACTTCTCGAATGAGCCAGATTTAGTAATAATATCATCGACTGCAACACCTTGTTCTTTAGCTACCGATTTGATAGACTCTTTGAACGCGTCTGCGTCGTTGATACCTTGGTCGAGAATTTGTTTCCATCCGGTACTTAAGCCTTCAGATAACAATTTGTTTCGAGCGTCTGCTGATTTACCAATAACTGCTCCGACTGAGTCAGAAATAGAAGTTAGTAAATCTTTAGCTTCCTCGAAGTCACCGACCATAATTTGCCAACTTTGCGTCCAACCAGATTGCGCTGCTTCTTTAAGAGTATCCCATAATTGGGTAAATGTCTTAACTTTAGTAGCTGCGTTTACGGCTGTATCAGCAAGTTGGGTAATTTGCTTAGCTTGTTCTTCAGTATATCCTTTAGCGATTAAATCGGCTTCAGTATACGCACCAGATAACTGTGTTAAAGTTTCTGTCAGTACGTCAGCTGTAAGCCATTCGCCTTTAGATAAGGACTCCCTGAATGAACCATATTTTTGGATCAACGCATCTACGTTTGTACCCATTTGAGTAGCGGTACGTTTTAATGCATTTTGAAATACTTCACCACCCATACCGGCGTTTACTACTGAGTTCCAGTCCATAAGCTGAACTTTACCAGCTGCTAACGCTTGGGAGAGCTGATACATTGCTGTACTAGCTTGTTGAGATGTCGAGCCCGATACTGCGGCTAAGTTGGCAATACCTTTGATAGATGTTACTGACTTATCCAGTGATACACCGGCCGCTGTAAACGTACCAATGTTACGAGTCATCTCTGTGAAGTTATAAATAGTTTTATCGGCGTATGTGTTTAACTCACCTAATGCTCGGTTTACGTCTTGTAAACTAGAACCTTTCGATGAGGTATTCGCCAAGATTGTTTGCACGGCATTCATTTGGGTTTCGTATTCTGAGAACCCAGTTTTAATAGGATCAATGGTGAGAGCCGACATCATATTTTTACCAGTTGTGATAGCAGCATTGGTAATACGTACCATAGCGGTTACCCCAGCAATCTCTAACGCTGAGAATCTATCACGCACGACCTCAATGCCACTAGTTAGCGGATTGAAGTTCATACCTTTGATGCCTGAACTGATATTTTCAAGACCTTTAGATGCTCCGTCAAATTTAAGAGCTTGCTTAAGTTTGTCCAGAGTACTCATACTGGTCTTAACATTACTTTCGAAGTCGCGGTTCTCAAAGCCCATGGAAACTACGCGTTCATCGACGGTCTTACCCATTGCTTACCTCCTTCCAAGCATCTGATGCTAGCTTGTCGAATACGGGTTGTATGGCAGGATTAATATAATCTCTACCTTCCACCCATCCACCTGTGCCAGTGCCATGTCCATACTGTAAAATGATAGCGATAGGGACTCCTTTGTTAACGTGACTGTTATACAGGTCTATAGAATATCCCTTACCAGTCTTGTTAATCTCGAAGTGCCAAGACGATGCGGTCAGTCCGCTTCTTACAGGGGTAGCTTGAGCTAATGCGTCGACTGCCATTTGACCATACTTCTCTAAGGCTACGATAGTGGCTCGTTTACTGAGTTTCTCGAAATATCGAGTTACTTTAGAATAGTCGCCTTTATGTTTAATTCGAATCATTAGCTTCAACTCCTATCCTGATGTGTTAAATTTCTTCTTGTTCTCTTCGTTAATTCGGATTTGCATTGCTAGAATTTCCTCTTTGGTTCTTTGTTTCGGAGGACTATTCTTTATGTTACATATTTTTATGAGTGCTATTAATCTATGAATATGCCACTTTTCAGCCTCAAAAGGTATGTTGTATGACGTCATCCAGTAATATATAAGTTCTGAAGTAATAACTTCTCCATCACTCTTCTTCTTACCGTCATCGTACTCATAGAATGTAGTAGCAGTACTCGGATGGTCGATATAGTTGATGATTTCATCATGATACTCAGACGCGAGAATGTAATATACCAAAGGGTCCACATTCTTGTTCAACATCATACAGTGTATGTAATCTAGAACCTCCTCGTTAGTCAACTGCCTAGAGTTATTAAGAAACGGTTTACACCATCTCGACTCCCATTTTGAAATTGCGACAAGGGAGTGTTCTAGTCGTATAGTGCACTCATTCAAGTATGTGAACTCTTGCTTCTCATCGTCCCATATCTCCTGTTTAGGTATGGTTATCTGAAGCATTGGTTAATCCCCTATCTAGATTTGTTATGTTTCTTGTGATGCTTGAAATCTTGTACTTTAGGAGCTGGTTCTACACCTAAGTCTTTAGGTAGAATACCGCGAGTAAATTCATCAGCCGCTTTAGCATCTAGAGCAATTTCCATGAATAACTCATCATATGCACCACTAAATTTGAAAGTATTAAGAGCTTCTTGTGATTTGATGAATTGTTTACCGTCGAAACTCTTAACCCCGTAAGCTTTAGTGATGATACGGTCGAACATGTCTAATAGTTCTTCTCCTCGTTGTTCAGCTACTAGTTTGTCGATATGAGCTGCTAGACCATTTGGCATAGTCATCTCTAATTGTAATAGCTCAGCTTTAGTTAGGTTG